TGATGAAGATATTGCTAGAGCAAAAGAAAAAAATGGTCAAATAGTATCAAACGCTGAAGCTATGATGAACCAGATCAACGAGATTTACCAACGACATAATGGTGACGCAAACAAATTTTCACAAGAAGAGAAAGAAATCATTTTAAATAACCAAAATGAAATGATTAAAGCTAAATTAAAGTTGATGAGTTTGTCTGAAGAACAACAAACAGCAGCGCTACAGGCTTTAAATGGGAAAATCAGTGCTCTTAATGAAACTCAATTAAAACATACTAAAGATGTTTTGAAACAAGCTTTAGATGAAGAAAAACAACTTTATGAAACCTCAAAAAGTGAGTTGAAAGAGTTGCTTAACGGAAAAGCGATTGACCAAGAAACTTATAATAAGAGAATTCAAGAACTTGAATCGAAACATAACCAGACAATGGAAGCTCTGGGCAGTAAGTATTACCAAGTTATGCAAGAACTTGATGTTAAGGTAAAAGCCCGGACTGGTCAAAGTTGGAACTATTGGGAAGAAGCTAAAAAAGCCTTAGAAGAATATGGTCTGTCATATGAAGAAATAGGGAAGAAAGCTGCAGAAGCTTCTCAAAAGGCAGGTAATTCACATAGTATTCTTGCAAATTACACTAGTGAAATGAGTAAAGAGGTGAAAGAAGCCAACGATGCTTGGTCGCTTTTAGTCGGAAACATTGATAAGAACGGCAATTTCCAAGTCAAGTCAAATGTCAAGGAAGTTATTGGAGAGGCAGCCAAGTCTGCGGAAGGTTGGGAACAATTGCAGTTTATCGCTAAAACTGCGGATATCAACTCAAATGCTCGTGTGACTATTGCTGAGGCTCTTGTCGAATCCGGTAAATGGAAAGACATGACTCTCGAAGAGAAACAAGTGATTGTCAAGAATCAAACTGGTCTACAAGCTATCTTTGATAGCGAAACCCATCTTAAAACATGGAACAGTATGCCAGCAGAAGTCAAAGAACTTCTCATGAAGAATACAGACATCATGAACAAGGCGGAGGAAGCCTCAAAGGCTCTGTCTAATTATGAAGCTCTGAAACCAAAACAGAAGGAGTTGCTGGCCAATGATGAAAGCGTCCGAAAAGCAGTAGCTCGCTCGACGGATACTCTGACAACCTGGAATGCTACGACTCCATTTACAAAAGATTTGAAGGCAGATCCTACGAATGTTTTGAACAACGGGCAATTGTCAATAGATAAAATCATGGCCTGGAATCTATCTAATCCAGAGACTAAATTATTAAATGCTACTGACAATACTAGTGAAGCAGTTTCAAGCGCGCAAGTTAGTGTGAACTCACCTAAACAAGAAACTCCAATCGATTTGTTCGCAACTGACCAAACGGGAGGTGTGAGAAATGAGACGAGCAGTGCTATCAATGCGATTAAGCAGTATGATCCTGTTAGTATTTTGGCTCAAAACAATACACAAGGAACTGTTAACCAGGTACAAAGTGGGGTTGATTCTATTCGTGACAAAACTGTAACCATTAACGCCCAAGACAACGCTTCTGGTGTACTTTCAGGGATTCGAAGCTGGATCAATAGTGTAACGGGCAACTTCTTTACAAATATTTTTGCAAGCAGACACGCCCACGGGACCAACTACCACCCTGGTGGTCTTGCTATTGTCAATGACCAGCGCAACAGCAACTACAAAGAAATGGTTACCCTGCCAGATGGCAGGAGTTTCATTCCTGAAGGCAGAGATGTCTTGCTCCCTCTTCCTAAAGGGTCTAAAGTCTTGAGAGCGGATAAAACTAAACGCTTGATGCGTGAGATGGGGATTCCCAAATACGCGACAGGGGTTGGTATTCCTAGCGATGCGAAATTCCTCCGTGAAATGGAAGAAGCGCAGCGTAATATTACAATTCAGACTACTAGTGTTCAAAGTGGTCAGGATACAGAAAAAGTCGTTGCTGAGATGAGAATTCTGAGGGCAAGTTTAGAAAAATTGCTTATTGCTATCCTCAACAAGGATACGAACGCTTATATGGATAGCTCTGTAGTGACGGATATTATAACCAAGAAGCAGAGAGAGCGAGAAAGAATGACACTAAGAATGAAAGGAGTACTTGAATGAGTGAAGTGACAATGCGTTTCAATAAAACTGATTTTCGAGACCTTATTGAAATCCATGACATCCAACGAGATATCGGGAACAATCGCTCTATCTCTATCGACCAAGCACCAAGAATCGGAGTCAATATTCAGCAACAAACCATTGATGCAAAATATATCAAGTTAGACTTTTCCATCTGGTCCAAAGACAGAAATACCCTCAAGCATAAGCTTGCGGGTATTTTTAATGTTGATAGTCCTAAAGAGCTGACATTTTCAGATGAGCCTGACAAATACTATCTGGCCATGCCGATTGAGAGTATTTCAATGCAAGAAACGAGCGGTCGAAGGTCAACCGGTTCTATAAAATTCATTGTTCCAGACGGCCTAGCACATAGCGCAGCTTATAAGAATTTCAATAGTGATTCAAACGCTCAAACCACAGCTAATAAAATGATTTTTACCCTCAATAACAATGGTACAGTTGATGCTTTCCCGATTATCCGAGTGAAACATAATGCTGAAAATGGTTATATTGGCCTTGTCAATAGTAATACAGCTTTTGAACTTGGAAACCGTGAGGAGGCTGATACTGGTATTGTCAAGAAATCAGAAATCTTACTTGATTATCGAGATAACAAAATCTCAGAGGCTTTCAATAGAGCTACAAAAAATAGGTCAATTACAAATTATGCTAACGAAAACGAAACAGGAACACCAGAGCTCTTAAATCTTTGGGGTAAAAACCACGTTAAGTTAAGAGAGCAGTTAACTCAAGGACAGACTGGACACTATTCAACCGGGCTATCGTGGGACATTCCAATAGATGCAGCTGGTGAAACAGGTTCATTAAATGATTATATATTTTGTAAGCAAGTATTTATTGCAGACTCAGTAAAGCAATACGGGTATTTAAAGATAACTGTATCAGATACAGCTGGACAATTTCTTTATGGAGTGGAAACATTTAAACGTTCACTAGGTTTAGATTGTGAGTTTAACGTTTTAAGACTAGATACCAAAGATGGATATAACTTTTTAAAACGCCTTGTTTTTAAAGGGGTAGATGATAAGCACTTAAATCCTTTCAGCAAGGAAAGAGGCCAATTTGAGATCAAGCGCAACGATAACATGGTACAAGTGTATTATGACGGCTCACATTACAACTTTGTTATCCCAGAAATTAAAGGGAAAAAATCAGCTAAAATACATGTTACTTTAGGAGCTTTTCACGACAAGCCTATGGTATCGAATATGTATCTAGATGAGTTGATATTTAGAAAAGACTTTGTACCTATGATTAGTGATATTCCTAACCGTTACGCTATGGGCTCAACGGCTGTAATCAATAGTGAAGATGATACCGTATATATTGACGGTATCGCTAAATCTAGTGAGGTTGTTGACGGTTCACAATGGCTAGTAATACCGCCCGGCAATTCTCAGCTAGAGATTTACTTTTCTAGCTTTATCAAGAAAAAACCAACCGTGACAATCGAATTTGAGGAAAGGTGGCTCTAATCATGCTTTTAACAATTCATGATGCAAATTTACAAAAGGTTGCTTTTGTTGATAATAGCAAGCAAAGCACACTTAACTTTTATAACGATATCTGGAATAGAAGTTTACAAACAGGATCATCCACGTTTGAATTTACTGTATTTAAAAAGGCCATCAAGTCAGATACTCCAACCCAAAAAGCCTATTCTTATCTGAATGAACGGGCGTGGGTATCTTTCAAATATCATGGCAAGAGCTTTATTTTCAACGTTATGCAGGTTGAAGAAAATGAGCAGACAATTAAATGTTATTGTGAAAACCTCAATCTTGAGCTTATCAATGAGATAGCCAACCCTTACAAGGCTACAAAGGCTATGAGCTTTGCTGAATATTGTGAGGCCATGGGCTTGTTAAACTATACTCACCTATCCATCGGCATCAATGAAATTTCAGATTACAAGCGTACTCTGGAATGGGAGGGGCAAGAAACCAAACTAGCCCGTCTATTAAGCCTTGCCAAACGCTTTGACGCTGAGATTGAGTTTGATACACAATTAAACGCTGATAGCACAATTAAGAAATTCTCTATCAATGTCTATCATGAAAACGATGATACGCATCAAGGCGTAGGTCGTATCAGAAATGATCTACGGTTAAAATATGGCAAAAATATCAATTCTATCACTCGTAAAGTAGATAAGACAGGTATTTTCAATACAATTCGTCCAACTGGTAAAAGACGGGTAAAAAATGGCTCTGGTGAAGAAGTTGAGGAAGTGGTAACTATCCGAGGACTTGACGATTGGAAAAAGTATAACAAAGACGGTATCTGTGAGTTTTACCAGCGAAACGAGTCGCTTTATGCTCCAATCTCAATGCAGCTCTATCCTTCAACATTCTCACACGGTACAGCTGATGATCAATGGACCAGAAAAGATTTTAGCTACGACACTGATAACCCTAATGAATTAAGGCGTTTGGCATACAATGAATTGAAAAAACATTGTTATCCGGCTATCACTTACGAGGTAGATGGATATGTCGATGTTGAAATCGGAGATACAGTCAAAATTCATGATGCAGGCTTCAATCCTTTGCTAGTAGTTCAAGCACGAGTTACTGAACAGAAAATCAGCTTTTCAAATCCAGCAAGCAACAAAACAATCTTTTCAAACTTTAAGGCTCTTGAAAATCAGTTATCTGATGGCATACAAGAAGCGTTAGAACGCTTATTTGAACAATCTAAACCTTACACAATCAAGCTATCTACTAGCAATGGTATCATGTTTAAAAATCAATCTGGAGAAAGTGTTATCACTCCTACACTTTACAAAGGTGGGAAGTTATTAACAGCTGGAGTTACTTGGAGATGGTCGCTAAATGGGATTGTAACAACAGGACAGACATACACAGCTAGAGGTAGAGATATTTCAGGCGTAATAACATTGACTGTTGCATCATACATAGACAATGAAGAAGTCGCAGTAGATGAAATCTCTCTAGTAAATGTATCTGATGGCAAGAATGGCCAAAAAGGGGATAAGGGAGATCAAGGTATTCCGGGGCCGAAGGGAGATAGAGGGCAAGATGGTATCGCTGGCAAGAATGGAGTAGGTTTAAAATCTACTGTCATTGCTTACGCATCGTCTACATCAGGGACTAGCGCTCCTAGTTCTGGATGGACAAGCTCTGTTCCAGTGATTCCAGCTGGACAATATCTTTGGACTAAAACAACTTGGAATTACACAGACGACACCTCTGAAGCTGGCTACTCAGTGGCTAGGATTGGTAGAGACGGAAATACTGGTAGAGATGGTGTCGCTGGCAAGGATGGCGTGGGTATCCGTGCAACAACCGTAGTTTATGCTAGCTCCACATCAGGAACTGTTCCACCAACTAGTGGATGGTTGTCTCAAATCCCTAGCGTACCAGCTGGGCAGTATTTGTGGACTAAAACAACCTGGAGCTATACAGATAATACCTCTGAGACAGGTTTTTCTGTGGCAAAAATGGGTGAAACTGGACAAAAAGGTGCTAAAGGAGACCCTGGACCCCAGGGAGCAATAGGTCCTAAAGGTGATAGAGGAGAAAAAGGCGAAAAGGGAGATCGTGGCTTACAAGGGCTCCAAGGCTTGCAAGGTGCTAAGGGTGACCAAGGGATTCCGGGGCCTAAAGGAGCTGATGGACGTACACAGTACACTCACATGGCCTATGCTGATAATGCAACAGGTAGTGGATTCAGTCAAACAAACACTGACAAAGTCTTTGTTGGAGTGTATGTTGACTTTAATCCAACAGATAGCAGAAATCCTACTGACTATCGCTGGACTAAATGGAGAGGGCCAGATGGAAAGAATGGTAAGGATGGCCCTCAAGGCATTCCAGGTAAGCCTGGAGCAGATGGCCGTACTCCTTATATTCACCGTGCTTGGGCTAACTCTGCTGATGGTCGTGATGGTTTTAGCACCTCTGATAGTACTAACAAGCGCTATTTAGGCACACTAACGGATTTCACTGAGGCAGATAGTCAAAATCCTAAACTGTACAAGTGGACAGCTTTGTTTGGCACAACAGAGCAATCGGGTAATATCTTACTAGATTCAAATACTGGATGGAGAAATAAGCACCGACAAGATTTTATTTTAGCTGAACCTTTGAAATTCGGTAAACAGTACACATTAAGCGCTAGGTGGTGGAGGAGTGATAACAGTACACTTAACTTTGGGATTCGTGAAAATTCTAGCGATAGCTGGCAGTGGATAAATTTAGCATATAGCTTTGAGTTGGATGTCTGGAGTGCTACTTTTACATCCAAGAAAAACCTTAACGCTGGTGATATTGTTTCATTTTTCACTGTAGAACTAGAAGGAATTGGTAATGCTGACTGGGCAGTTTTAACAGTTGGAGCCATACCAATGACGAGCTGGCAACCTCACTGGTCAGAGACTCAAAAACAACTAGACTCTAAAGCTGACCAAGGGCTAACTCAGGAACAAATCAATGCGCTAAATGAAAAGTCTGGGATTATTCAAGCTGAGCTTGAGGCTAAAGCTAGCGCTGACACGCTTGATAACTGGATTAAAGCTTACAAGGACTTTGTCAAGGCCAATGAGACCGCAAGGGCGCAAGCTGAGAAAGATTTGATTGCAGCTAGTCAGCGCGTCTCTAATATTGCTAAAGATTTGGGAGAATTGTCTGACCGCTGGAATTTCATAGATAGCTATATGAGCTCATCTAATGAGGGTCTTGTCATCGGCAAGAATGATGGTAGCTCTAGTATGATGTTCAATCCTAACGGCCGTATCTCAATGTTTAGCGCTGGTGTAGAGGTTATGTATATTTCTCAAGGGGTCATTCATATCGAGAATGGTATTTTCTCTAAAACAATCCAGATTGGACGATTTAGAGAAGAGCAGTATCACATCAACCCTGACATGAATGTCATTCGTTATGTAGGATAGAAAGGAGCAAAATGCCAAGATTTAGTAATTCAAGTAACAGCTTATATTTGAATGTGTATATTGATGAAGTTTCAACAGACATTTCAGCTAACACCTCAACCATCAACTGGCAGTTGACAGTTAGTCGCTATACGTACTATCACACATTCAATAAACAGGGAGACAGCACGTTGTCTCTAACTTTAGACGGCCAAAATGTGCACTCTAGCAATCCAGTTTGGGAAGTCTGGGACGGCGAGGTCACTCTCGCTAGTGGTTCAAGCACAATCTCACATAACTCAGATGGTCGAAAGACACTGCCTTTCTCATGTACTTTCAACCCTAACAATGGTTTACATGGAACTATCACAGTTTCAGGAAATCTCAGTCTGACTGCTATCCCACGTTCAAGTTCTGTAAGCGTGAGCGCTGGAGTTATTGGTAGTTCGGTTACTATCAACATCAACCGTCAAAGCTCCAGTTTTAAGCATACAGTGCGGTATGCTTGGGCTGGAAAGTCAGGGACGATTGCAACGAATGTAGACACATCCACCAGCTGGACGATCCCCCTTGACTTTGCCAACGACATTCCCAACTCAGCAAGCGGAACAGGGACAATCTATGTAGATACCTATTCAGGTAACACTAAGACTGGAACACAGTCCACTACATTCACGGCAAGCGTGCCAGCAAATGTAAAACCCACATTTACAGGAGTTTCCCTGTCGGACATAAATGGTGCGGCTCAAAACCTCATCCCTAAGTCTGATACGTTCATCCAGGTAATCTCTAACATCAAGGTAGCTTTTAATGGTGCAGTCGGCTCTTACGGCTCATCTATTACTGGATACTACGCTGAAATCATTGGCAAGAACCAATCCACAAGCTCGAACGGTGGGAACTTGGGCATTATGAACTACCACGGCACAATCAAAATCAGAGCAAGCGTCTCTGATAGCCGTGGCAGATGGTCTGATACTAGAGAGGTATCTGTGACCGTGCTTGAGTATTTTGCTCCAGCATTGAGTTTTAGCATAGCCAGAACAGGCTCTACCTCTAGCACTCTA